TGCCGCCAACGGATCGCTGTCATCGAATTTCTTGGAAGAATCCTCGAAAAACACATGATCGCGCCTAGATGCTCGCCAAGCAGAACGCCTAGCCGATTGAGCAGTCCAGACCGCCTTGGTTCTTGGGGCTTCCTGATAGCCTTGCATGATCGCAATAGCTGCGTCTTGAAGGACGTCCTCTACGTCTACCTTCGATTGAACCGAATGGATCTTTGATCGGATAGTACCTTCGATTCCTGCCAATACATCAAGCATTTTCTGCACCTTTCTAGGATTTTCACTACAAACAATCGAGCCAAAAACGGCTCGTCACGTTGGGTCATTATAAACAAGGGCAGAACCTAGCGGAATACTGGGCGCGCCCCAGGGGATTATTTCGGCAAAATTTCCAGCCTGACCCCAGGTTTTTTCGCCCGGTAGACTACTTCCACCGCCCCGATCCAGGATATCTCCCAGTGATCGCCCTCGATCATGCCTGAATCGACCACCCCATCAATCAACGGCTTGCATTGCTGGATCATGTTTGCCCGATCCCGTTTCCGCATATCCTCGACGAAAAACGTGTAGTGGATCACGTGAGGCCCAGGTATCCGCTTTCCGCCCCGCGCCAGCAAGTCCAGGCAAATCATTTTTGCGATCAATCGAAGGTCGGCTGTCGGCCCGGCCTTTTTGCGCCAAGACCCCTCGTTGTGTGCTGACACTCCCCTCGGCCACGGTAGATCAATTACCACGATTTCCCTCTTTCTAGCTCGTACCACGGCTGCACCGGCTCGGCTTCTAGAATCCGTACCGAGTGCCTGTTGATAAACTCCAACTCGAACCACTCAGGGTCACGCTCTGCCTTGAGAGTCACAAGATGCCCTGCATCTAGCTTAGGTCGCGTGAACATTGTCACCCGTTCGCCATGACTCCACTTGTGGCAAATCGTGCAAAGCATCACAACTAGCCTCCTGTCCTCCCTCCGTGGTTTATTCGCGATATGGGCACGCTCGATAAGCCACGGCCCATAATACCCTTGAGGCTTCGACCGAGCGCCACAGGCCCAACAGCGATCGAATAGCGACCGCATGGCATCGTATTCAATCTTCGCGCTGTAGTCGTCTTGCTCCCAAGGCTTCGATAAGCTCGTCGAGCAAGCCTGCTTCCTTGGTTCCCTGCCAGGGACGATACGCCTCGTGAATCGATCCTGCTTCCCCGTCATGCTCAACGATCTCCAATGCGTCAATAACCAATTCAATGTTCCCTGTGTCCTCAATCCTTCTTAGGATTCGATCGACGGATTGCTCCTGCAAGCTCGATTCTCGCTTGTCTTGCGACTTCCTGTCCCACGGTTCGCCCTCGGAAAAAATGCGTTGCCAGCACCCTGCCATCGTATACCCCTTTTGCCCTCATCGGGCAGTTGATCCTTGCCAGTTCTTCGTCGAGCATCAAAGCGCGATCGCCTTCGACCTTCAATCGCTCAATAAAAACAATGTCGCTTTTTTCTCCGTAGACCTTTATATACCCGTCCGGGAATAGCTCGATCACGATTCTACTCGCTACGAGGTTCTGTTGCTGTTCCTCGATGATCTGCCTTCGGATCCACTCGTAGGCAGCGTTACCGGCCTCTGTCCCTAGAATATGTTTCCAGAACTTACGCAGAAAATAACTGAGGAATCGAAGGCCCTGATCGCTATAGAGCAACCATTGAGCCATCTGCTTACGACTGATAAACGATAGCCATTCGTCTTTTTCTTCGCTCACGATACCCGCTTCCTAGTCCACGGAAACACATCAGAAACCAGCTTGTGCCAATCGATCGAATGAACCTCAGGCGGTTTGAACCGAAGCTCTTTAACGTCCGGGTAAACGCCCTCTTTGGCACATCGAGCGCGCCACACCGATACCGCGCTGCTGACCGGCTTTCCTGATCGACTCATCGCAAAAAGACAGCTTACCCAAATCTGGTTGGCCGTTTTCTGCTTGCCCTTTTTCTTGGTCTTGTTGACGATCCCACGCATGAGCTTGAGTTCCCCGCTGACCATCTGAACCGCCCTAACGCTCTGCGAGTGTGAATGACCACACCCAGGACACCTTTGGCCATACTGTCGCCATACCGAGCACTTCGGACAGCAAATCCCTTCAACATCCTGTGGACGTTCGGCCCTTGCTATCTTCGATGCCCGGCCCTGCGCGATCGTTTTGTTCGTGCATCCTAGTTCCCACTCCCTGTCCATGTTTGGCGAACCGTGTCGCCAGTAGCAACCGCCGTGACTCTGCCAGATTTTGTACTCGTACTCAGGGAAATACCGCTGGATACGTCCGACCGATTGCAGATAGGTCGCAATGCCCCCGAACACCGTTGCCGCGATGCCGTGATAGAGCCAAGGCATATCGATTGCCTCACGCAAAATGAACCGATTCATCACAACCTTAATTTCCCCGGTGCGACTCATATCCATGATCTGTTGACGGGTTTCTTGCGTCGTGAGGTAGGTCTCCATCTTGATTGCACCCGTCGAGGTTCGACTTGGCAACATGCAAGTCTCCCCGTCGATGTGAGCAACCGGTACGCCCATCTTGGCCCATTCTTCGGCGAACCATCTTGAGGCAGGCACCGACGGAGCAAACAGGATCGCCGGCAGGCTATCTGGGTTTAGCTTTCTCCAATTCCCGTAAGCATCCCCGAATATCTTGTAGGCCCTCGGCTCTAGTTGCTTCGAGCTAAACTCGTTGTCGATATCCTGCTTGAGTCCCGAGCAATCAATCTCGCTTGGGCTGTAGACCCTTACCGGCAAGTGAGCCTTCACCGATCGCATTTCCGAGTATGTCCCGAAGTCGATCATCTCATCATAAAGCGACCCGCACCCAACCGGCGTTGCCGATAGCCCAAGGATAAACGCGCCTCGCGATTGATGGCCATCCCAGGTTGAATTGAAAGCCGTAGTCCCGCCTTTGACGATCGAAATCGCTTTGTTCTTGGCCTGTAGGTGCGCCTCATCAAACATCACCAGCGACGGGTTTCCTAGATCCCACTTGCTCCCTCGGATCGCCCTAGCAAACACCGAGTCCGTCATGCAAATCTGAATCGGCTTAGACTCATCGTACTCGTTCCCTGCGGCCATAATGCCGTGATCGATACCGGCTGCGGTAAACGTTGCCGATAGCTGTTCCTTGAGCATCGTCCGGTGGAGATAGATTCTCACCGATCCACCGTTGTCAACTTCCTCGCAGGCTAGCTGTTGCATCACCCGCGACTTACCGGCCCCGCATGGTGCGGCTGCTATTACAGCACCGATGCCTCGTAGCCTTGCCTCTCGGATTCGCTCTTTAGCCCTGTCTTGATGCGGCCAGTTGCTCATTCTGCGAACTCCAACATCAATTCAGCCTGCTTGGGTTCTTCCTTGGTTTTCACCAGTTCAAGATTCTTGACCGCCTGCCTGAAATAGCTTGGCTTGAGTTCAATTCCGAGTCCCTTGCGTCCAAGCGAAACCGCCCCGAACACCTCAGAGCCTACGCCCATAAAGGGAGTCAGCACTACCTCGCCGGGATTCGACCACATTTCGACCGCGCGTTCTATCACATCGAGTTGCAAAGGGTGAACGTGTTTTTCGTCCTCAAGATCCCTTGATTCCTCGATGTTCAACACTCGATCGATCCTGATATCCATCCAGACTGAGGACGCATAGTTTCGCCAAATCCATTGCGAGTACGAATTGGTTTTCTGATCGCCAACCATACCGCGAAGATGCTTAATCTCGTCCGGTATCTTGTACTCACCGGCATAATCGAGGATGCCGTTTTCCTTAATCACAGGAACCTTGTTTTCGCCCTTCTTGCGGAACATTAAAAGGTAATCAGCGTTGGCGATTGAGCACCGGGTTGTATCCTCGCAAAACGTCTTATGATGCAACGATTTCATCATCGTTCGATTGCGAACCATTAAAGGCTCTTTCCAAATTACCCTGCGGCCACCGTACTCGAATCCACGCGCCAAGTGCTGCCTGATGATCTCACCCGGTAGATCGTACATCGCATCGCATCCAGCGTTGCTTAGCGGGATATCCATGCAATGCACAGCCGAGATTCGCCCAGGCGGTGTAAGCCTAGCAATCTGATCGATGCAATACCCGTAGTGAACAAAGAATTCATCCTTGTCAATCGCATTGGACATATCCCGCGCGTCGCTCGAATAAGTGTACAACCCTGCAAACGGTGGAGAGTAAACCGATAGACCGATTGATTCATCTGGCAACTGCTTCATAACCTCAACGCAATCACCGTTGTAAATCGCAAACTGATCTGTGATCTTGGAATCGTTTATAGCCATGACGGAACCTCAACTTTCTTGGTGTAGATATCAACTCGATCGATCTTTTGGGCGTTGGTCATTTCCTTAACCAGCACCTCAAACATTTTCTTAGCTTGCTCTGCTTTGCGGCGCATATTCGCAAGCACAAGTTCTTCGCCCTCTGTGGCAACGACATCGAGCGTTACAGGTCGCTTTTGACCGAAGCGATAGCAACGTCTAACGCTCTGGTAGTATTGCTCGTATGAGTGGCTAGCAAAGGTGACAACGTGATTGCAGTGTTGCCAGTTAAGTCCCCATGCTCCGATCTTCGGTTTGATTACCAAGACCCTAAGCTCCCCACTTTCAAACGCCTCGTACAATTCGACCTTGCGTTCATCTGGAGTCCTGCCTGCTACCTGTTTTGCGTCGGCAATGATTTCCTCTAGCAAATCTCCCTCGTCGTTTGTTTGGCACCATACAACCGCAGGTCGATCGTGATTTACTAGGTTCGCTACAAATTCGCAACGTTCATTTAATGTACGCTTGCGTTCCTCTCGTTCTGCGCCGAGACCCCTAGCCGGAACATGCAGCAAGAATCCAGGCGGTGGGGTGCTGGCCTTGATAACGTGATCCCGCTCGATCAACTGAGGCAGGATAAACTTTCGATCATCGAACCCAAGATCCGAAGGCATTCGGCACGCTCTGGCCCATGATGCGACCCATCGCCAAAAGTGCTCTACTGCGTGATTCTTTAGCCGCCATTGACCAATCGTTTGAGCCACCCTAAAAGCCAGCTTTCCATAGTAGTTGGAATCCTGTGCAAGTAGCCTTTCAGCCTCTAGCTGTTGCTTGGTTTCTTTCTTCTGGCCCTTGTCATCGAGTTGCCGAAAGAATCTTCGGAGCATGTCCGAGTGTGAAAGCTCGCCCAAGGCTTCGCTCGACGTACCTAGTTCGATATAGTCATTAGGAGCCGCCGTAGCTGTGCAAAGCAACCTGTAAGGCATCTTGAGCGTAAATCTCGTTATCTGCTTGCGAGTCTCCCCGTCAACCGATTTAAGGATGCTCGATTCGTCGCAAACAAAACCAGCGAAGTCCTTCGAGTCGAACAAGTGCAAACGATCGTAGTTTGTTATGACGATCTTTGATTCAAGCTCGCCTGCCTTGCTACGCTTGGCCTCAATGCCAAACTTTTCTGCTTCGCGTTCGCTTTGCTGTGCAACCGCAAGCGGCGTGACAACTAGCACCCGCTTGTTTGTTTGCTCGACAACCTTTTGCGCCCAGGTAAGTTGCATAGCAGTCTTGCCTAGCCCACAATCGGCGAAGATTGCAGCCTTGCCTCGACGTAGTGCCCAATCAACCAAGTAAGCCTGGAAGTCATACAGATAGCTCGGCATTTCACCAGGATCGAATCCGTGGTTGCCGCCCATCTGAGACTTCGATTCAATGAAGTCATCGTAATTCATTACAACACCCTATGAAGGTTCAATTGGCCCAGGTGACTCGTAAACGAACTCCGTTGCTGTCCCTGGGTCTATCACTACAATTCCGCCGCGAACAAAAAGGTTCATCAGCTTGGTCAAAAAATCTATGTCGTCCGGATGCGTTCCGGCATCAATCGTGAGCCTTAGGACTTTGTTTGTGTCGTTCTCAATCCTGGCCTCTAGGTCGATCATCGAAGGCCTTTGAGCTTCTTCGTAATCGATTCGATTTCGGCCCTCAAAACCTGATCGCATTTCGCCAAGGAACAAGCCCGAATGAATTTACCCCAGGCGGTATGAACCCCTGGCATCCATTCAGGTATCGGGTCTTGTCCGGCTGGCAACGTTGCCACCTGCGTAGGCTCTGCGACGATCGCAAAAGGATCTTCCTGGGCCTCGTCATCCTGCGTTTCTTGCTCTGGTTCTTGAGCCACATTCCCATCAGGAACCGGCAACAAGCAAGCCCGGCAAACGTATCCCCCATCAGTCAATCGTTGCTCTGTGCCATGACAGTCCGAGCACTTCCAACCAGCGGGTGATACGATCGACGCATCAGGCTTCGGCTCTGCTTTAGGCTTCGGGCTTGGCTTGGGCTTCGGTGCTGGTAGTTCCTTGCCTTCGGTGATCGCCTCGACAATCGCATCAGCCTCGTTTTGTTTTATCCGCAGATTGTCGATATAGGTATGACTCACCCCACAGATTCTGGCTATCTCTCGGTTCGGCTTGTCCCCGAACTCGAGTATCGCCATCGTCGCCGCTTTTCGCTTGTCGGCATTCGTCCTCGGTAGGCCATGCTGTGAATTAGCCCCACACGCAGCCGCTACAGCGTCTTGCCAAGATCCCTTACGGACGAGGCATGGAACCTTCGACTTGCCAACGTTCTGCGCCGATAGCACCCGGCAGAAACCATCCGTGACATAAAGCTCCCCTTCGACCTCATAGGCCTCGACAGGTGGGAACTCA